AGCACTGCACCTGCAGCTGTCAAACCTGTTGCTATTTTACCCCATGTTGGTGGCAGTTTCAAAACTGATGCTGTTGATTTTAAGGCAGCCCCAGAACCACCCAATAGAGTAGTCCATTTATTTTCTCTGATACTTTTCCCAAACTCTTTAAACTTTGATTGTAATGATCCGATTAGGGTTTTGCTTTGTTCTTCCAACTCTGCATCATGTGCTGCTTTTAATCTCCGCAGCACCCCATACATGGATCTTGCATTATTTACAGCAAACTGATTTTGTTCCTCCAAACGACGCATTTGGTCATTATGGTATTTAAACTGTAAACCCTTTTCAGAATCGAGTCTCCCCACATAACGGAAATGATTCTCATTGAGTGTTGCATCCTCTGCGATGGAGAACCCATACCGTTTTTTTGCATTATCTGAATCTTTTTTCCGGGCTTTTTCTTTTGCTTGTTCGGTTCTATCAATACCCAGTAGTGCATCAATCTCAGCCTGTGCTCTTGCATCCTCAGCTTTTTTAGCTCTTGCCTCTGCTTTGATTTTTTGTGTTTCAAGTTCAGTCTCAGCCTTTTTAGCTCTTGCCTCGGCTCTAACTTTTCTTTCTTCAGTTTTTTGATCATCCATTTCCTTTTTTTGGATACGGGCAGCCACTTTTTCTTTTTGTTTTAACAACTCGGCTTCGGCTTTAAGGGATGCAGCATGGGCCAACTTAATCTCAACATCCCGTGCAGCCTGCTCCTCAATCATTTTTCTGAATGCACTCAACAAACTCTTGAATGTTCTTTCATATTCTTGGGTTGCCGGTAAATCAGTAGGTGGTGGTGGTGGATACTTAACCTCATGCTCTTCCCTGAATCTTTGAAATAGTTCAATAGTTTGCTGTCCTGCTGTTGATGTATTTTCAGCCATTAGAAGTTACTCCAAAAATTGCGATCTGAATCAGGTTCTGTTGAATATGGGTTTTCCAACCAACCTCTGCCTAAATCTATTTCTTCAAGTCCTGTTGATACCATACCCAATGGTAAAAACATATCATTAATCTCTTGTGCTTGTTTATCAAACAACTTAGCCCTGGTATCAGTATCAGTAAGGTCTTTAAATATCTGTTGTTGGGTCAGCCAACCAAAAAGAACTAAACACATCATTAAGTCATCATGATAATCTCCGGACTCTGCTGCAAATGATCCCTTCTTAGAAACGAATACTGACATTTCAGATATGATGTCTCTATCATTAACTAATAAATGTCCATTCTCAATAATAGTCTTGATTGCTGATGCCCCTAACCGTTTAACTTTGGATGTTGTTTTGACACCAATAGTTAACTTAGTATTTGGCTCTTTTAATGTGCCACCCTTAGAATAGAACATATTCTCATAATCAAAATCTTCAAACAATGTATCTGCAACTTGACCACCTGAATCATTATTTTCAATCAAGCAGTATGCCTTATTGTATGTGGTGGCTAAGTTAAATACTGCTTGTGGGAATGCGTATGGGGTGATCGAGTTATTCTTATATACTAATGCTACACTGTATGGGATTGTGGTTATATCCACAACCACAATAACTGAATAATCATTATCTGTACCTCTTGCCGTATCCACAATAGCAATGTAATGATGCTCCGGTATTGGATTAAAAAATATCTTAATACCATCGGCTTCTTTGATAGGTGTGGCTGCTGGTATAGCCCCAATAGTGTCTGCAGAGATTAGGGTATGGCCACTACCTGCGAACTTGGCATCAATCTCCTGGGCTGTTTTAACAGGACCCAAAACCCGGAGTTGCTCCTCATACCATTTTTTATCACGGCCTGGGACTTCCCACCAGAACATCTCGATCGGGATAAACCCATTAATCTTTTGTTCGGCTTCTGACCACAACTTCCAAAATAGGTTGTATCCATTTGGAGTTGATGATATAATAACCTTGGTCTCAGTACCTGAAGATATTGTTGGGAACATTGAGACCCAGAAATCCTCAGCAATATTATTTGGGACGAAGCCAGCCTCATCCCAGAGTAAAAGTGAACAGTTATGGCTTATCTCTTTGTTAGTATAATATGCATTACCATTACCCACATTGATCAAGTCGTAAACTTTTGTCCTTTTGGGAATCTTGGTGTGCTTGATATATTGTGCTTCAATCCATTTCCCATCTCTCCACACTTGATGGTTTGGGGTGCAAGTTAGTTCTGCATCATCCAATGCAATAACTTCCCGATCTTCTGTTACCAGCACACCGTCAAATGATTGCCATCCACTTGGTGTTAAGACCTCCCATTCAGTGGTATATATTTTCAGGTTATTTGGCTGATCAAGCAACACCACAAACTCCATCATAGTTGGAGTTTGGTTTTCACCAGTAATCTTATTTCGCACTGTAATATGGGTGTCTCCGGTAACACATGACTGGCCTCGGACACCGGAGGAACTGGTTGCATAACTATTAACGGAGGATCCATTCTCTAAAACGATTGAGGATTTATTCCATTCAACAACTCCTTGCTGCATCCACACCGGTAGATTCTCATATGCATATTGAAGTCTATTCATTAGCATCTTGGCAGTTGATGCTTTATTTCCCACAATGATACAGTTCTTAGATTCTTTGAACAGGGCATAATGTAATACATATGCAACAGCCAAAGAACTCTTGCCTTGCTGACGTGATGCTTTTGCTATCACCATTCTCTCAGCATGTATTGATTTCACAAATCGTTGCTGATAGTCCCGCAAATCCATAATCATAGGGCCCTTATCCACATTTATGACCTTGACATAGGTAGTCATAAAGTAAACGGGGTCAGCAGAACACTTGATATATTCTTTTATTTGTTCTTCAGTAAACTCAATCTTAGCCCCTGGCTTTTTTAGTTTGGGATTTCCATTGAATGAGAACTTATCAAATATCATGGAAAGGTGCCACCATCAATAATCCCATCAGGATCAATATTGCAGGTATCGTCACCAAACCAAGCAATATCATTAAAGTCTCTATTTGTCACTTTAACAGTAAATCCAAACACTTGACCTGAAATAGTACGCACAACCAAGTCATGGGTTTCAACAGCAAGCAATCCACCCTGAAATAATACTTTAAGTAAACAATGGTTAATGATATTTGGGGTCACCACCATTTGGGATGCAGGATTATCGGGCATAGTTTCAACACCGGCAACCACATCACCTTGTAACCACGGGGCCAAATCATAGGTCACAAAGTGAGCCTCATGATGGCGTTTAAACACCTCGGGCAACATTATTGTTTGGATCATACTGAATCTCCTTTGATTAATTTTGATAGATCGGCAGTAGACCCAACAAACACTGCTGTATTGTTTACAGTTTGGGGTTGATTATTTGCTTTGGTATTCATTTCCATTTTCTTTATTTCCATATCAACAAGTTGCTGATTGACTTCGGCTAGTTGTTTCATCAATCCCCCAAACACCTCGAAGGCTCTAGGGTTTTCAGATTGATGAGCAATATTAAGTGATTCAGCCAGGGCTTGTTTCCCCATCTCAATAACTGAATATAGATTAGAACGGGCATAGGATGAGTCAGCCTCCAGCACAGCCTCAGGTTCTGGTTTGACATCAGGCACCTGTAATGGGAGTTTAAGTTCACCCATATGTGGAACCCCCAAGCATTCACTAATCATTTCAGCATCAATAATCACAGATTTCCCTCTTCAATAATAGTATGTGGATCATCTCTATTTGCATCCAAGGGGAATACACTTGCTTTATAGTTACCATCAAATGTATTATTATTAAACTTATCAACAGTAGTGGCAATCCCGACATCCACAATCTTAATAATACCAACAGGAGCAACTGGACCAAACAGATTAACTTTGGCTGTGAAGTTAAGTGAATGTATAATCATTCTAACATCATCATGGGTTTCAGTATATATAGTTTCAATATTAACAGCATCCAACTGAATGGGGATATCCTGTCTAATCTGCATTTCCGTTACTGCATCAATAGTAACATTATACTCTGGGGTGAACATTGGTAATATCTGTTCTAATATAATCAATGCATCTTCCTGAGACTTGGTATAAACATGGAGTTTCAATCCAATATTATACGGTACCGGTGGATATTGTTTCATGGGGGTACCATTAACAGATCTCAGGTAGTTTGTTGAGTTTACTTTTCGTCTGCCATCATAAAGATAAGATGCAATCTCAAAGGACATCCTGGGTAAATCAACTTGTGTTAAGTTGGTGAGTGTTGGGAGTTCTTGATTACGAAACACATACTTTTCTTTTTGTGCATAGGCGATGGGTACTTTAATATTCTGAATAACCTCTGCCATTTCATTTTTACGGACAATATGGACATTAGAGAATAGAGATCCAAAAACAATAACTGTTTTTCGAATAGTCTCATGATAGAAAAATTGATTAAACATTAAATCTCCCCGAATGGATCAGTCACAGTAAACTCTGTGAATACCAATGCCTGTTTTTGAATCTCTGCATTATCACCAAAGGTTCTGATTGATCTTAGTTCTGTTGGGGTATCCAACTTGAAATAACCCAAACCTGATTCTTTCATGATGACTCCAGTATCATCTTCTAATAACAATCTTGAAAGAATATCATCAGTTCCAACCAATCCAGCATATTGATCAACCTCATCGATGCCGGTTTCAAAAACTTCGTTGGAAAATCTAAACTGTTCAGTCTTTAACTTAAATATTGTCATTTGATTAAGTTGGTTAAATGGGGATTCATGCTCCACAAACTTAATCTCATGCAACTCCGTATTTGAACTAAATGAGTTACCCATACTAATATACACCAAATCACCTTCTCTGGGTCTAATCAAATCAGGATAATATGCGGCAATGGCTCTTCCCCATCTTTGGACAGACACACTCAGTTCTTGATAATCCCTGATTTCAAGTCCAAATTTTGCAAACACATCTCCAGCCCCACCAGGATTCTTATTAGTTGTGGTTTCAATATACATCTCGATCGGGATAGCAGTTGAGAAAACACTCCGTGCATCTTCACCTAATATCTTATCATAAGATCCCTTTGTTCTCGGGATATAAAAACACTCCATCCCCATAATCTGAATAGACTCTTCAATAATATCATTTACCTGATATCGTTCTGTTTGTATGCCATGGGTGAAGTATGGATTGAGCATTATGTTAACCCATCATAAAGCCTAATGGCTCTGAAAACTTATTCATAATATTATCTTCTAGATCTTTAATCTCAGTTAGGGCTTCAGCCATCATTGCTGATGCATTTAGTTTGACTCCACCAATCAACTCAATCTCTTGGTATTTGGATAGGTTCTGAGCCCATTGCTGTTTGATTAGTGCGGTGCAGTATTTCTTTAAAAAGATATCATTATAGATTCTAGTGTTCTCTTGGGGATTGATAGATACAATACCTTGAATAATCATATAATAATCTGGCAAAATCTTATTGGCCCAATCAGTATGAACCAATAACTCACCAGTGTGTCTGTTAAAGGTTGTGGATGTCTGGACTGTTAATAAGAAATCAAGTAATGCAATGTGCTGTTGGACTGTTGAATAGTAGTTGAGCCCTGCTTGGTTAATGTTGAAAACATCATTTAGCATGATCTGATAACGAACATCAAATAGAAAATCAGCAGTTAACTTTGAACCGTCAATAGGAAACACTCTCATTACTGATAATACATCATCAGGTAATGGAATGGATTTCTTTTGAATATCCCCGATATAGAACCCACCTGCTGCCATTGTACTAGTAACGCCAGATATTGATCCGGTAAATGTTTCACCATCGATAGGGGTACCATTTAGGGCCAAAGTCCTAATCTTATTAAGTTCTGGGGTATCATAAACTTTCAGGGAAGCACCGGAGACTGATCCGGTAACTGTTTCACCAATATGATATGACTGAGCAATATTCTCATTTAGTTGAAGATGGGATGCGGTTATCTGACGTTTGATAAAAGATTTTTGAACTGCATCGGCGTGATACTCAGCAAAAAACTGGAGTGCCTCATCAACACGATCTTCAATCTGTTCCGGTGCTACATTAATATGTAACACTGGATTTCCAAGTTTTCTCAGGCAATAGTTAATCAGTTCTTGTCGGTTAAGTGCCATTTATGGGTTCCTTTTACTTTAAAAGATTTGACAAACTTTGTGAAACACTATTGATAGCATCTGACAAGATTGACAGTGTTGATCTTTGAACTGCTGTCTTATTAGCCCATGTAATATCGGGCAAGTTATGGGTAACTGGATTATGTTTATCAGTTGGCCCAAAGGATGATGTACCCACATATGATATAGGTATATTCACATTCCCGGCTTGCAAAGATTGGAGGTCTTTCACATTAACAGATGTTAATGTTCTGGAATCAGATGCCCCAGCAGTTGTTGTACCCACATATGATATTGGGATATGATTTGCTTGAATATCTTTCACATTAACATCTGTTGGGGTCCAAACCTCAACAGTGGAGTTAACAAAGGGAATAACTGAAACACTTCTATATTCAAAGGATACATCCATATATTGAAACTTATCATTATCATAACTATATGCCGGTGGGGTATATGTATTAAGAAGTACATGGTCAAAAGAATAACCTCGTTCTCTGGCCTCATTATGGGGATTAATATGGTAAACTTCAATCATAGCATATGTATCTTCAAAGTATCCGATTTCATGATTGGGATTACAAATATTCAATCTCCACACATCAAACATTGACAAGATCCCAAGTTGGGCATCCAGCATAAAGGTTGTTGATAGTTTGCCGGCACCCCCATTCAACAACCCATATGATGTTTTAACATCGGGGCCTGTTCCATACGGAGTACCTTGGGTTGTCAAATCAAACTCAGCAAACTTAACAGAACTACAATAGAACTTTAAAAAATCACGTGGGAAAGAATCCAGGGCTGAAGGTAATCTTGTAAAGATTAGTTCAAACCTATTACTTTTTGCAACCCCATTTGCTCTTAGTTGTGCTGTAAAATCATGTATAGATGCCATTGACTAACCCTTCTTTTTGTAGATTTCATTTTCGGTTATGACTTTAAAATCCATTCCGTTTGTCTTACAAAACTGATCTGCAGCCTCCCATTTTGCTTGATTTATAATATATGTTGCCACAGCCTCAGCATAGTTTCGTGTAAGTTTTTTTGGTTTAGTTGGTGGTAATGTTTGGGAATAAGGTTTGATTTCAATCATTAACTTAACAAGAGCCCCAACTTTATTTTCAACCTCAACAATCAAATCCGGGAAATACCGGTGCTTTGTATTATCAATAGGGTTAATATATTCAAGACACATTTCTTCTGATCCCCATTTCTTAACTGATGGGTGATGATCACAATATCTGAAAAAATCATATTCCCATTTGCTGCGAAATATAATACCGGTTGGATCACCAACATATTTTTCAGGATATTGGCATCTATATTTACCTTGATGATAACGTGAACTCACTTTACAACCCCCAGATTCACCACTAAATAATACAATATTGTAATCTTACTTAGTGGTATATCTGGGGGAAAAAATGGTAGATGTTACGACGGCAGACACATTAAGTGCAGCGGCTGGGGCTATGGTTACAACAGTGACAAATATAGGTGCTGATTTTTATGATGCTTCACAAATCCCGGCGATGACAGCCTTAACTGATGCAGATAAGGTTTTCGCAGAAGCATTCCCCCCAACACTTTTAGATGGATCCAGACCATTTGTGCATATTATATTCAGGACTGAAACTTCGGCCAGAATAAACCCCATGACAAATGCACGACCAAATCTTGATACTATAAGTGTTTATTCACCACCTGTCAAAACAATCACCCCAGCAAAAGCATTAGAAGCCTATGAGAGTGTTTATGATAATATTATGAACCTTGCACTGGACACATTATCCATTCAAGATGCTGCTGATTTGAAAAGTTTTTTGGATGATTGGTTAACAACACAAGAAGATGCGGTAGCAGCATTGGGGAGTACCCCACCAACACCCATGGGGATATCAG